CAAAAAGGTGGATCGTCATCGTAGTCTGCCTTTGGTTTCGGTGCTTCTTTCGGTTCAGCCAGCATAGCCCAACCATCCCAACCAACCGGGACAGCGTTGAGCTTCAAGCTCAGACCTTTCTGGGTTTGGATGACTGATCCAATCTTCATCCAAGACTTCTTCTCGGAACCATCCTTAGCGGTGTAGGTTCCAGTCGCGGCAACAACATCAAACTTGACGGGCATTGAGAGCCTCCATTGCTTTGTTGACTTCATCCAAGAACTTCATCACTCCTTCTTCCAGCTTCTGTATCTCCTCTCTCTTGGGTTGGAATCGCACGACAAACAGTTGCAGATGCTCCGGGACTCTAGGATCAAAGCTCACAAAGTCGCACCATTCCCTGCCTGTGCAAGCTAACTGAGCCAGCATCTGCTTGTGGTACTTTGTTGGAACCTTGCCAGCCATAAGGTAGTCGATGTGTGTCGTGCTGTTAGGACACTTGATCTCAACCAGTCCGTCCTCGACATACCCGTCTGGTGATGCGCCAAACCATTCAATTGTTGGATGCTTGACAAACGGAGCATCTGAAACAAACGCATCACCTTTCAGCGTGGCCTGATACACCACACGCGCAAGAGGTTCTGTGTCTGTCCCCCATTGCATTGCTGCGTTGGTGAATGACTCCTGCTGCTGGCCTGTCAGACGCTCTGTGACAAGCTGGACGAGGTAGTTGCGTCTTGCTGCGGTGTCTGGGCCAGCCAGAGCATCCGATACCCTTGATGCAGTGACTGACCCGAGACGCGCAGCGAACCATTCTGGGCTGCGCTGTTCCATCATCGATCTCCGGCGATATAGCGATTGAAGTAGTCGAGCGACTGTTCTTCATCGTAAGGCTCGACTGACGTTACGTCCAAGTGTTGCGGAAGTTCTGCAAAAAGCACTAGTTCAAATTCAAGTCCATTTGTTGTTTTGACCACGATCTTCCGTGTCGAGTATTGCCCGGATGGAATTGTTTGCGTGTCAATCGCATCAATCTCAACAGAAATCACTTTGTGGATATGTAAGTTCATCACTTGATCTCCATCAGTTCAGCCTTACGCTTGTTCTTTGCGTCCTCAATCACTGCCAGAGCAGCCTGATCACCCTGGAACTGCTTGAATGCTTTTGCATAGCAGGACTTGAGGTCATCCATCGTCTGAGTGTTGAGGATGATCTGAGCAATCACATCAGGATTCAGCGTCTCACGTTTGCTGGCAGCGTTGCCATCGTCATCCTCCGGGGCGATGCCAGTGGTTGCCATCAGGCTGTAGCGACGAGCATAGGTCAAAGCCGATCCGTAGCCTTGAGCATCCTGTTTGCTTGCAGGAACGTGGAGCCGACCTCCGCTGATCTGCTCACCGGACTCATGGATCAGCAGAGTCTCGACAATGACACCAGACTCGCACTCATGCGTCTGCTGGATCAGAGCGATCCCGTTGTTGTTCAGACCGTCAATGACAGCCTCTACGACTGCGGAGAGGTCAGCGTACTTGCTCTTGAAGTGAGGGTTGCGACTGGTCTTGAGTGCTGGCCCAAACTCGCGCTGTGCTTTGACGAGCGCGGATGCGATCTGCTTCATGGTCTGTCCTTTCTGAGATGGGTGTCCAACCAAACTTGCGCCATGTGATTGTTACGTCTGTGGCGGCGCTACTTCTCCAGACGAAACCGGGATCGTTGATCATGCTGCCAGTGCCAGCCAGAACAACAGCATCAGCAGCGAGAACGAGATAGCCCACAGCAGAGCATCGATCACCTTGCTCTTGAGTTCTTCCGACTCCTGGTGGCGCTGAACTTCGTACTCCCAACGGTCTTGATCGTTTTCCATGTTGTGCTCCTGTTAAGGTGAAGCTAGTGTAAGGCAGTCTGTTGTGCTTGTCAAGCGATTGGCAATGTGTTGTAATGTGGTCAGGAGGTAACACAATGAACGTTCCCAATGCTCTCGACTACGCTGCTGCCATCTTGGGCGGCAAAGGCAAGCTCTGTCTTGCTCTCAAACTCCACCGACAGAACCTCTATAGCTGGAGGAAGGCTGGCAAAGTCCCGCTACCCAGGGCGCTCCAGATCGAGGAGTTGACTGGTGGCAAGGTTCGCAAAGAGTGGCTTGTTCCGGGGTTTTTCAATGACAACACTGACAGCACGAAGCAAGTGGCAGCTTGAGGGTGATGGTTACCGTGTTGCCATCGTTGAGCATTACAACGCTTTCACCAAGCGCAAGCATGACCTGTTTGGATGTATCGACATCCTAGCAATCGGCAACGGTGAGACGCTGGCAGTGCAGACCACCAGCAAGTCCAACATGAGCAGCCGCAGACACAAGATCCAGGACTCTGATGCATACCCTGAAATGGTTCGCGCAGGGTGGAGAGTCCAGATTCATGGCTGGTACAAGGAAGGCAACAGGTGGCAATGCAAGGTGGAGGAACTATGCTGATCCCGCTGACAAACGAGGATGCCCGCAGGAGGGCTTTGGAGGCCGTACAAGCCGCGAAACCGGGTTGGGTGGTATCGATCTCCAAACCTAACCGTTCAACCGCTCAGAACTCGCTCTATTGGGCAGTCTTGCAAGCGATCAGTGAGCAGGTCATGCCGGGTGGTCAAACTTATCATCCTGATACATGGCACACCTACTTCAAGACTCTGTTGCTTCCTGGGAGGATGAAAGAGCTTCCAGGTGGGCAGATGGTCGAACTGGAGCCGACAACGACAGGGATGACGACAGCAGCATTCTCGGAATATGTTGAGCAGGTGATTGCATGGGCGACTGAACGAGGTCTTGTATGGACGGAGGACTTGAGTGCGATGCGTGTGGAGAGAGACACGATCATGCAGTTGCCAAGCATCTACCAGACGGAACGATAGTCGGTCTGCACTCCAGGGCATATGTGTTGTTTTGCGAGGCTCAGTTTGTGTTGCGGATGAAAAAAGAGCGCAGGAGAGCCTACCTAGAGCTAGTGGAGAAGGCTCGCGGAATGGGTGGTCGAGAAGCGTTGCAAGCTGAAATCATGAGGTGGCATCGTGTACAGAAGTAAACCGTTGTTGAGAGCAGTCGCCAGTCTGCCTTGTCAGTTGTGCGGCAAGGAGAACGAGACTCAAGCTGCTCATGCGAATTGGGGCGAGTACGGCAAAGGCATGGCAATGAAAGCGCATGACTGCTATGTCGCTGCTCTGTGTGTGTCGTGTCACCACAACATTGATCAGGGATCAAAACTGGACTACGGGGAAAGGAAGGAGCTATGGGAAGCAGCATGGAGAAAAACGATACTGGTGTTGTTCGAGCAAAACTTGGTAGGCACAAAGTGAGTCTGCCGGACTCATTGCTTGACCTGATTGTGTTGGTGCAGCGGGAGCCTATGACAGCCAAGGAGCTTGCAAGGCAAACAGGTCTGTCTGTTGAGTTCTGTCGGTCGATTCTCAGGCGTATGCACCAGAGAAAGATGCTCTACATCGCTGATTGGGAAGTTGTCCTAAACGGCAGGATAAAGCTGCCTATGTACCGGTTTGGACAGGGTAGAGACTTGCCTAGGCCACCCAGGGAGCCAAACACGCTGGTCAAGCGTCGGTGGAGGGAGAAGCAGAAAGCGCGTAGTGTGTATGAGCCGTTTTTTGCAATGTGTCGGTGAGCGTTGTAAGATTGTTCTGCGCCGTGAGAAGCGCATAGCAGGTCAGTGAGTCAGTCTCCATCGGGCTGGTCTATCTGACCGTTTCTTAACCCGTCCTGGGTGCAGACCTGCCGGAATTCTCACCGGATAGGCCAGCACCGATGGAGATTGTTGTGCATTATTTCCGTCTGCACATCAACGACTACGCACAGGCTACTGCTCACCTGTCAATGGTCGAGGATGCTGCCTACACTAGGCTATTGCGTAAGTACTACGCAGATGAGCGACCTCTTCCTGCCGACATAGACCGACTGCAAAGGTTAGTTGGCGCTCGCACACGAGAAGAAAAAAACGCCGTTAAGACTGTTCTGGAAGAATTTTTTTTCCGAGACGGAGATTTTTTTCGTAACAAGCGAGCAGATGAGGAGTTGGCAGAGTACGCATCTAAGTCATTGAAAGCAAAAGAAAGTGCTAATGCTAGATGGATGCGAACGCATAGCGATGGCATTGCGAACGAAGTAAAAACGCAATCCGTTGGCAATGCTAACCATAAACCAATAACCAATAACCAAGAACCATTAACCAATGTAAAAGAAAGAGAGCGCACAAGTGCGCTTGTGTGTCCAAGTGATGTTAGAGAAGAAGTCTGGAATGATTGGATTGCATTGAGAAGGCAGAAGAAGGCGATTGTGACTGACCGTGTTGTAAGGACGGTAAGGAACGAGGCTAGCAAGGCTGGTATGTCGCTGGATGCTGCGCTTGAGATGGCTTGTGCAAGAGGTTGGCAGGGCTTTTCTGCTGATTGGATAGCAAAAGGATCTAAGGACGGTTGGAGCCGCAGGATGCAAGGTTTTGACAACACCATCGACATGGAGACGAGCAATGGACAAGTTCCCGTACTTCCAGAGGATTCTGTTCCGTTTTGAGACGCTGTTTGGAAGCAACAAGACCAAAGCTGTGTTCAATGTGTCAGATCAATCATGGTCTGATCTGTCGGCAGCCTGGGAGCAGTTCCTGCGATCAGCTAACCCTGATGCCATTCGTGCTGCGCTGGCGTCTCTAGCTGAGAACCCTCCTGAGTGGCCACCTGCGCTTGCAGAGTTCATCCGTCTGTGCAAGCAGTTCAACCGACCAGAGCACAAGACCGCGCTGCCACCTCCAGCCAAGGAGATCACTCCGGAAGGCCAGAAGCTCATCCAGTCTGCTGTAGCACAGATCAGGACACCAGCATACGATCCGTTGCATTGGGCAAAGCACCCAAAGTCAGCACAGGCTGTCATGCTGCTCTGGAGAGGTGTCAAGCAAGACACTAGGCTGAGAGATATCTGGGATCACCATATCGCCACAGACGGACGGGACTGCACCCCGGAAGCTAGGGGTCAACTGCTGGCTATAAAGGAAATCTATAGACCTGTCGCTGTCGATTAAAAAATATTTCAGCAAAACACAACACAAACAAGAAAGGCTGATGTAAAGTTTCACTCAGCAGCACACACAACCAAGGAGCAGAAATGAAGATCAAAGCATCAACCCTTGCCAAAGCTCTGGAAGCAATCGAGTGGGCAAACAACCAGATGACCAAGGATCGGCCAGATACTCTGTCGTTCTTGGCAACCCTGGATGCCAAAATCAACATCAAGGTGGTTCTGGAGTCCTTGCAGGTAGAGGTCGAGGATGAGTACCTGCGTTGAGTGTGGATCCTGGTCATCCAAGACATTAGAAACAAGAAAAGACACTCGATACTGGTGGATCTGGAGACGGAAGAAATGTCAGGACTGCGGAGCAACCTGGGCCACATACGAGGTTCCAGCGCAGTCACTGACAGCAGAAACGGCAAACCCCGATGGAAAACTGGAGCGAAGATAATGGAAATTGAAACCAGGATTCAAGGCATCCCCTGCATCGTCAAGCTGGTCAGCTATGAGCGAGTCAATGGATCTTTCTCTCGCAACGCTGCATCTGATCTGGACTACTACGGATGGAGCGATGCAACTTATCAAGTGTGTGACCGCAGAGGTAGGCCAGCACCGTGGTTGGAGCGTAAAGCTACCGACAAAGACTGGATAAACATCGACATTCAGATGGATCGCGTTAGGGAGTATCAGAATGACTAAGCAACAAATAAAACAAATGATGTACGAGTCAAAAGCAATCGAATGGTTTGATTCTGAAAACATGGACTGGCTGGAGTATGTAAATGTATTTGATAGGTTTGCCAGCCTTGTTGTTGCTGCTGAACGCGCTGCAATAGCACAAGCAGATTCGCAAAAGAAAACAGAGATCGGCGCATTGTTGAGGGACTGATGCAACAAGACAATCCAGAAACTGATTCCACACTGTTCTTCAGAACAATGGACACCTGTCCGATCAACAAAAAGGTGCAGTTGCTGAATCGGGCTGGAATATCAACAATCGACTGGTGGAACGGGACAGACCAATGGTTTGTCGGTTGGTTCCCTCTGCCAAAGATCCCAGAACAAATCAAGAAGGAGTTGTTTCATGGAAGCAGAAATTGAACAGACCTACAAAGGCATCCCAGAACAGCGATTGGTTGCGGCTGTCGTTGTCACTGCAATGCGAGACGCTTGCATCAAGCCATTCAAACCATTCGGAGAAAAACACTTCAAACTGACATTCGACTGCTTAACGGCTCACGATTTTCTATGGACAGATGCACTGGAAAGTTATTTGCACTATCTGGACATCGAGGTAAGTTACTTCCGCAAAGCACTTCTCAAAGCAATGGACGATGACACGGAGAAAAAGATTGGATCATTCAACTCAGAAGACAGACGAGCATTCAGGTTCAACAAGAGGCTCTGGGATGCTCAACAACCCGGTGGACTGGTCGTCGCACTGGCTGACCCTGAATCAGATGACTGGAAATCTGTGGATCCAACTTTTGAACAAAAACTACAACGAAGCTCAAAGTTTGTTAGCAAACATGGCAACACAAGCCAGACTGATGTCGCAGTTTCTCAAGATCCAGAAGGAGTCTGATCATGCCAACAATGTCTTTCGATGAGCTTTATGTCCGAGTTGTAGGCTGGAGTCGGGCCAGACAGATCATCCCAAACTCAACAGCTAACGCTCAGTTCCTGAAAATGGTTTCAGAGATGGGTGAGCTTGCAGACGGGATTGCCAAGAAAGATGTTGCTCTGACTGCTGACGCTGTGGGTGATGTTCTGGTTTGCATGATCAACTTCTGTGAGTTGGCAGGGCTGGATATGGTTGACTGCCTGGAAGGTGCGTATAAGGAGATCAAAGACCGGAAAGGCACTCTGATGCCTAACGGGGTGTTCATCAAGGAGACGATCGTATGAGACTGCCAACTGACTGCTATGTGCTGCGTGGGATCACCTGGGTTCCGCATTGGTTGAAGCGTGGAAAGTTTGTCTCACCGGGTTACGGTCGGCAGCACATGGTCGAGATGACAGCGCAAGAGTTGCTGGTGAAAGGCGCACAAAAGCAACCAGAACTGCTGTTTCCGTCTGCAAGATAAATCTGGCACAATTGGGGCGCTCCTTCCTTGGGTGTCTCCCCGATTGTGCCTCCTGCGTGGAGGCACTTTTTTTGATACCAAAACGACTACATTTTGTCTGGGTTGGTGATGAGTCCAAACGACCAGACGCAGAAATCCAGTCATGGATTGACAAGAATCCAAGCTACAAGGTCAAGGTCTGGGGCAACAGCGACCTGAAAGATGGCTGGCTCCTTGCAAAACATATGCGGCACTACTGGGAGCGGGAGCTTTGCGGTGTTGCCGACTGTATGCGCTGGGAGATCCTGTACAACTATGGCGGGATCGCGCTGGATGCTGACAGTCTGTGTGTCAGACCGCTGGAGGACTGGCTGCTGGAGCCGGATGTCTTTGCGTCCTGGGAGTCAGAGACAAAGCGTCCAGGGCTGATCGCAAACGGTGTGGTCGGATCAGTCCCGCGCCATCCGTTCATTGGTCAGATCATCAAAGACCTGGAAAACGACACTCCAGGCGATAGGATGGCCTGGGAGTTCTCAGGGCCAGCACGAATCACTCAGACAATGCACGAGCATGAGTTCAGCGATCTCACTGTTTATCCGTCTCATTACTTCCTGCCTGAACACTTTGCTGGCTCCCGCTATACGGGCAAAGGACAGGTTTTTGCAACGCAGGAATGGAAAAGCACAAGAGGTGGCTGGAAATGAGATTTTTGGTCACATCAGCGATCAACAACGACGAAAGACGCTGCTATGAGCTACTAGGAACGCTTGAGAGCATCTGGAAGCGATTCCCGCTGTCCTCCATCGTCCTGACAGAATCATCTCGCTATAGGCCAGATAAAGCCTTCCTAGAGGCTATTCCAAGAAGGGTGCATCTAGTCCCGTTCTGGGATTGCGATTTCATCCACGAGGCGCATGACAGTGGATTGCCAAGAGGGTTCATCCAGAACTCAATTGAGATGCAGGTGATGATCCGGTCTTTGGATTGGCTAACCGAGGCTAACAACTACAAAGTGAGTGGTCGCTATCAGTTGACGGATGACTTCAATCCAGGATTGCATGATCCGGAAAAACTGGTGTTCAAGCGCAGGATTCCGACAGGATTCAGTCTGGAGGAATGCGGCACGACTCATATGTTCATGACTCGGTGTTACGGAATACCAAGCACACAGATTCCGACATTGGAACTGGCGCTGAAACGCTCACTGGCATTCCATTGGAGTCAGTGGAAGGATAAAAAAGTCTTTGACATTGAGCATGGATTGTTCAAATTCTTGCCGGAGAC